CGAGAAGTCTTATCGGGCCGACAAAGGCCACACACATATCAAGAACAGCGGCGCGCATGTGTGGGTCGACGGCGCTTGCAAGAAAAGCATGCCGTTCGTCATTTCTCCCGATCCCTGCACATGAGCGGATGGTGGATTCTTCCGAGTCAGGGGCGTGTGACCGTTGACGACGCCACGCTTACAGGCATCGATTGCTCTTCTGTGCCAGCGGACGTCTACCTAATCCGCTGGTGGGGAACGAAGGGTGAGATACTTTACAATCACGATGCGCGTCTCCCGATACACGATAAGTTCACCGACATCACGCCGTACATTGATCTCTTTAATCAATGGATGAGCCTCGCCGAAAGTTCTCCGCCGCAGCCGTCGCCCCCGATCTCGCTCTCGCAAGCTCAGTCGGTCAAAGTCGACATAATCGCCGCGCTTTTCAACTCCAAGCGCCAGGCGCCATTTCACTATCCGGTCGCGGCCGGAGATTATTCTTGGGACGCATCAGATGCGACCATGCAAGCATCGACGGTGCCCGCGATCCAAAACCTGAATGCCAAGGTCAATGAGATCGCCGGAAAGATCAACACGGCGATCCCGGCGTTGAACTCCGCCGGACAGAGCACTGTGGGCCAGGTCAACAACACCGTCGTCGGCGGCGGCAATACGCTTTCGAACGCGGTCAATATCAACATCGTCGAGCAGGTCAATGCGCTGGTAAACGAGATCAACAGCAAAATCGCCGCTCCTGAGATCAGCATCTATACCGAGTTCAATAGCAATGTCGCGAACCCGCAAGCGGGCAACGTCGCGAGGCTGAGCGCGGACTTGCAGACAAGCGGTCAATCGGCTGGCCCCGATCTGATCACTTGCGCGGCGCCAGGGTTGGATGGCGCCCTAACTGCCTTTGCAAGCCTCTCCGGTTCGTGCAGCGCGTCGTATCTCAGCACGAATGCCTTATCAGTCGGAAACTATTTCAGCGACATCACGGACACCTGGACCGTCTCCTGGGCGCCGGTCGCCAACGTAGCGGGCTCAACGCAGAGCTGGGTGCCAGTCGGCGCGACAGCTCCGGTCAACGTGACGCCGACAGAACAAGCCGCAATCATCCAAGGCATCGCGAACCGCACAAATACTCTCACGCAGACGATGAACCTGAAGACCAATCAAGTGAATGCGCTCACGAGCGTGCAGGACGTGATCAACTACGATGTAACCGCAGGATGGTGACCGGTGCCTGACGTCCGCATAGTTCAGAACACGGCGTTCCCGAAATACTCGGTGACGTGCGACTGGAATCTGCTCGCCGACGGATCGCTTGACGAGACCGAGGCGCTGGCGAACGCAGTGATCGTTGCGCTCGGCACGGACTCGCTCGCCGATCCCTCCGACATCTTGCCCGATCCGGATTCAACCGATCGCGCCGGATGGTGGGGAAATCTCGATGCGGACGAAATCTGGGGCGGCTGGGATATCGGTTGCCTCTTGTGGCTGCTCAAGCGCGACAAGATCGTCGGCCCCGAAGCGCTGCAGGGCAGCACACTGACTCGAGTTGAGTACTACATTCGCGCAGCGATCCAGCCGTTCATGGAGCGCAAAGTCGGCTCGTGGTTCGACGTCTGGGTCGAGCGAGCTGGGCGAGAGCAGATCAACGCGCTCGTTCGCATCTACCGCGGCCCAGTGCAGGAAGTTGACCTTCGCTATCAGATTCTTTGGAGCGACATCGAGCGGGTCAATCCGTCTTATAACATCGGCCGCGTGCCGAGCGAAGAATCCGCTCCGATCCGTCAATGAGATCGTCGATGTGGGCGCCTGAGAACTTCAGCAAAAGCGATCGAGTCTAGGAATGCCTTGGTCAACCCCTACTTTGAAAGATGTGCGTTCGCTCGTCCGTGACCAGATTCGCGGATCGTTGCCGGGCGCCGATGCGACCATCCCGAACAGCGTGCTGCGCGTTCTGTCGGATTCGCAAGGAGCGCTCTGCCATCTTACGCTGCAGTACGTTGACTGGCTTGCGCTGCAGCTCATCCCCGACACCGCAGAACATGAGTGGCTCGATCGGCACGGCGATATCTGGCTGGTCAACGCCGACGGCACGACCGGCCGCAAGATGGCGCAGCTCGCCAGCGGCATTGTCGACTTTCAGAGCAGTTTTCCCGGCGTCATCATTCCGATGGGGACGCAGCTCGTCGCTGGCAACTTGACCGGTTATGAAACGCTGCAGCTCGCGGTCGCGACGGGCCCAGGTGTTCCGATTCCGGTTCCGGTGCGAGCTCTCGATCCCGGCAGCGCTGGCAATCTCGATCCCGGAACCTTTCTCACGGTTGTCGATCCGATTCCGAATCTGAACGGCGCCGCGACGGTCGAGAACCTCGACGGAGGGACGGAGGAGGAAACCGACGACGAGCTCCGCTATCGCGTTTTGCAGCGGATTCGCCAGCCGCCTCAAGGGGGTGCGGCACATGACTACGTTGTGTGGGCACTTGCAGTTCCTGGCTGCACTCGCGCCTGGGTTGCGCCGCTCGAGATGGGCATCGGCACGGTCACGGTCCGCGTCCTCTTCGACGACTTGCGCGCCGACGATGATGGCTGGCCGCAGCTCGTCGACCTCGAGCAAGTGCGAAACTATCTCGACACCGTCCGTCCGGTTGCGGTGAAGGACTTCTGGGTCCTGGCGCCGATCAAGCAGCGCATCGACGTCGTCATCAGCTACATCGACCCGGACACGACTGAAATCCGCGCCGCGGTCCAGGCCAGCCTGCAGGAGATGATGTTTGAGAAGGCCGCGCCCGGTCAGACCATCTACGGCGCGTGGAAGGTCCAGGCGATAATGAACACGGCAAACGTCCGGACCTGCGATCTTCTCTACTACGGCGACGATCAGATGCCGTCGCCTGGTCACATGGCGGTGCTCGGGGACATCGTCTATGGGTGAATCTCACGACTGGGATAAACACATCCGCCGCAAAGGCGGAGACTACACGCAAGCATTTCTGCAGCTCCTGCCTCAAGGCCAGGCGTGGCCGAAATATGAGACCTCGAGCACGCTCTTCGGTGTCTGCGACGGGCTCTCGCAATATTGGGGCTACGTCGACAGTCGCGCCGCCGATCTGCTCGAGCGCGAGAGCGATCCGCGCAAGACCATCGAGCTCCTGCCGGACTGGGAGCGGGCCTGGGGATTGCCTGATCCTTGTTTCCCGTCGGCAACGACGATCGGCGAGCGCCAGCGCATGCTGGTCATGTTCATGACCTGGCTCGGCGGCCAGTCGCGCGAGTACTTCAAGAAGGTCGCGGCATATGTCGGCTACACGATCGAGATCAAAGAGTTCGCGCCGTTCATGTGTGGCATCTCGCAGGTCGGCGATACGCGCACGCCGCCGCCGGATGACATCGAGGACCAGAACTTTCGCTGGTACATCGGGCCGCCGGAGCAGCGGTTCTATTGGGAGATTTCCGTCGGCCAGGTCGGCCTGATCTGGTTCCGCGCCGCGGCTGGTCAGGCTGGCGTCGACCCGCATTTGAAAATGAGCGTCCCGACCGAGCTCATCTGCCTCCTCGATCGCTGGAAGCCTGCGCACACCTTCATCGTGCCGGACTTCAGCAAACTTGCATTCGGTGGCCCGCTCCAAGGGACTCCCTAATGAGCCCGTGAGCGACGCGATAAATCGGCAGCGCGATTGTAGGCGCGAGATTTTTCAACATCACGCCAATAGCGCCGCCGCTGCCATTTGCGCTTGTATTTTTTCCAGGCGTCAGTTTTTCGCTCTGTGCGATGATAGATCGTTCGCTTTCCAGTTCTGCGAAGCCATTCTGACCGCCACTTATTCCGGCATGGCTTGCATTGATTGCGCCGACCGCCGCGTGCTGTTCGTTCGCGAGGGAACTGATCAAGCGGCTTCTGCTGACCGCATCGAGTGCATCGCTTGGACTGCATTCGGTAACCCTACAACAGGAGACGGATCGTGCAATACGTTCAGCCCTATGGCATCTCGGACCCCGACGCGCCGTATATCAACGGCGATCCGTCGATCGCGCGTCAAGGCTCGATCCCGCCAGCGGCGGCATTCGAGCATCCGATGCGCGAGCTCGTCCACATCATCACGGACAGCTTGATCACGCCGGACAGCGGGGACCTCGAGCAATGTGCCAAGGGCGTGCGCTCGCAGCGCATGAACTACGTCGAGGACACCGGCTCGGTTAATGCGCTCTCGGTCGCGCTCAATCCGCCGCTCGGCTTCTACAGCATCGGCCTTCCGCTCCGCGTCAAGGTACACGCCACTTGCACCGGGCCATCAACGATCGATGCTGGCGCGGGTCGCGTCCCGATCCGGCGTCCGGACGGCTCCGACACCGGGCCTGGCGATCTCTGTGCCTTCGGGCTCGCCGAGCTCGTCTATGACGGCACCGTCTTCCAGATGATCAACTTCCACGGCTCGAC